AGCCCGGATTGGGCGACCGGGATGTCGGCGTGATAGACGCCGGCCGACTCGCGCACGACCTCCGGGTCGACGCCGAAGACGTAGTCGGTCTGACTGCCGTCCGGCGCTTGGACGGTGAGGGTGACGGAGGTCGGATCGGTCTGCGTGCCATCGACGGTGAAGGTCGTCTCCAGGCGCACCATGTCGCCCGGCTGGTAGATGGGCATCAGCCGACCTCCACACGTAGGCGGGCGGTGCCGGAGACGGCGGTGCGGGTGGCGTCGGTGCCGGAGACCCCGGTGCGGAGCGCTGCGCCGGCGGCGACCGCGGTCCGGACACTATCGGTGCCGCCCACGGCGACGATCTGCCTCGCGGTGCCGGCGACCTCGGCAAGAACGCCCCGGATGAGCAGCTCCGTCGCCGTGTCCGTCTCGACGGCGGGCGCGACGACCAGCGCCTTGAAGCGCTCGAGGGCCTCGGCGTTCGCGGACTCGACCGCCCGTGCCAGCGTGAGCGACTTGAGACGGCCGAGCGGGTGAGCCATGTCGGTCTCGCTCGCCTGCCCGATCGGAAGCCGCCTGGCCGACGTGACCGGCCTGGCACTATCCGCCTCCACAGACTGCCCGACGAGACGGCGCTGCGGGTCGAGCGTGATCGGCTGAGCGGAGTCGGACTCCGCGACCTGGCCGACCGGCTGAACGATGTTGCTGCCGGGGGTGATCTCCTGCGCGGTGTCGATCTCGGTGGCCTGACCGAGCGCAGCCGCCTTGGCGCGCGCGATGGCCTGCGCCTGGTCGGACCCGATGGCCTGCCCCACGATACGCATCTTGGCCGACGAGACGGCCTGGGCCGTGTCGGTCTCGGCGGCCTGGCCGACGAGCCGCCGCTGCGGGTTCGGGGTGATGGCCTGCGCGGCATCGCTGCTCGTCGCCTGCCCCAGCACCTGAGTACTGGACGATGCGATCAGCTGCGCCGTGTCGGTCTCTGCCGCCTGACCGACGGCGCGCGTCTTGAACGGCGTGACAGCCTGGGCCGTGTCTGTCTCGGTGGCCTGGCCGACCGCCTGGGTCTTGGCCCTTCCGACGACCTGGGCCGTGTCGGACTCGGTCGCCTGGCCGACCAGCCGGGGCTGCGTGATCGCCCGGGCGGCGTCCGTCTCGACGGCCTGACCGAGCGTGCGGGTCTTGGCCCTGGCGAGTGCCCGGGCGGTGTCTGTCTCGGTGGCCTGGCCGACGGCGCGGGTCTTGCGCGCGGTGATGGCCTGAGCAGTCTCGGTGCTCGTCGCCTGGCCGAGTGCCTGGGCCTTGGCCCTGGCGAGCGCCTGGGCCGTGCCGGTCTCGGTGGCCTGACCGAGTGCCTTGGCCTTGGCCCTGACGAGCTCCTGGGCCGTGCCGGTCTCGGTCGCCTGGCCGAGCGCCTTGGCCTTGACGGTCGAGACGGTCCGTGCGGCATCCGTCTCCATGGTCTGCCCGACCAGCGGGAGCTGCAGCTCGCCAGTGATACGCGGGAGAAGCGTGCGGCGCGAGCGAGCCATTCAGGTCACCAGGTCGGGCTCAGGGTGAGGCCAGCGAGCGGCACCAGCGTCTGCGCGTACGTCGCAGGGGTCATGACGCCCGGGAGCGACGCCGAGCCGAGTGACTCCTGCAGGAGCCCGCACGCCCGCCCGGCGGCGGCGGTCCATGACCCGGCGATTGACTGGATCATCCCCGTGGTGCTCGAGCACACCTGGCCGAGGTAGTACCCGCCGGGCGGAAGCACGTAGTCGAGCGCGACGTACTGGAGGGTCGAGAGCGCGCCGCCGTCCCGCGCCGTGGTCCCGGACTTGACGATGAGCGTCCCAGCAGCCGAGTAGACGCCGATGTCCATGTTGCCGCCGGACGTGGACCCGTTCGCCCACCAGAGACGTCTCAGCGGGTACTCACACGGTAGGTAGAAGGGGTGATAGATCGCCAGGTTTGCGGTCGGCCACGCGACCGACCCGCTCGCGCCGGATGGACTGATTCCGCAGGCGCGGGCGCCCGCCGCGCCGAAGTAGTGACTACAGCTCGGGATGTAGACCGGCGGGATGGGATATGCCGCGCGCGTCATCTACCTACACCACACCGATCGTTGAGATGCCGAAGATCGGCCAGTACGCGCTAGATACCCCGCCCGCCGCAGGGGAAAACGTCGAGGGCAGGGGGAATGCGGATGCCATCTGGCGAACGCCCGTCGCATAGATGCCGAGCGTGCTCGTTGTGAGCCGGAAGTACGTGCCGGTCGCGTCATTGTGCGCCAGCGCGAGGAGGTAGCGGCCCGCAGGGAACGCTGTGTCAGTCACGTCATGGACCTGAATCGTAGACGTGCCCGACTGCGCTACCGAACCGGTCGATAGCAACAGCGTCCCATACTCGTCGTAGAGACCTACATCACGGTTGCCGGATGCAGTGCCGCCGTTGTACGTCCAGAAGTGAGTGACTACAAAGTCTGTAGCGACCACGACCGGAAACGCCAGGGCGCGAGATGCGGCCGGCCACGCGCCCGACGCGCCGGACTGACCGCACACCCGCGAGACGGACTCCAGGATGCCGTGGTCGCTGACCGTCGAGATGACGCCGGTCGCCGCGATCGTGACCGGTGGCGATGGCCAGATCGGGCTCATGAGTGACGCAGGACCTTCCAGGGGATCGCCCTGCCGGTGCCGCGCACCTGCTTGATGGAAAAGCGCAGCGCGTTACTCTCCGCCAGCTCATTACTGAGCGGTTCCGACACGGCGATCTTGGCATCGGCGGGCTGCGCATCGGCGAAGACGGCAAAGAGCGCCACGCGCGCGGTGCCACCGGTCAAGGTCATCTGATAGGCGCGCACCTCCAGCACGTCGCCGTTCGCCAGCGCGTTGAGGTCGAGCACCAGCTCGAACACCCCCGCGACGTTCGGCGACGTCAAGTAATGCTCAGTACCAATCGTGCACGTCTGCGTGCCGGAGGCGTGTGCGCTAACGGCCACCGCGAGCTCCCGGCATCATGGCCTGTACCTGGCGACGATGGCGCGGATCTCCTCCTCGAGGAGGCCTGCGTTGACCTGAATGGCCTCGGCCACGTTCTTGTCGAGCGCGTCCGCGAGGCCGGTCAGACCCCTCTCGCGCAGGCGCCCGACGTACTCGGGCCCCCGCACGGTCCCCGCTCGGTTCCGCTGCTGCGCCGCCCGGCGCGCGACGGTGGTCGTCACCTCATCGATGAGCGCGACCATCCGCTCCTCGCACGACGGCTGGGGCTGGGGCTCGGGCTGGGGCTCGGGCTGGGGCTCGGGCGGCGGTGGCGACGGCGCGGGCGCCTCGGGCTGGATCTGGGAGGGGCCGTAGCCGACACCGGGACCGCCCGCCGCAAGCCGGAAATCACCCTTCACCGGGTCGCGGAAGGCGGGGACGACGTCCAGGATGTCGTGGAGCGTGACGCTGCGGAGCCCCGGCTTGATCCGGTCGGACGTGCCACCCGCCTTCGTGATGATGCACTCGCGGACCACGTTGCCCGTCCCCATCGTGCCCGCGCCGTACCACTCCTCGACGAGGTACCCGCCGCTCATGCCGCGCCCGAGGATGCAGCGCTCGAGCACGTTGCGGTCGGCCGCACCACCGGCGCCGCCGAGGGAGGGATTGGACGACGCCAACTCGCCGGAGAACGTCACGCCACGGCCACACTCCCATACGAGCGTCCGGCGCACGAGCCCGTCGTCGCCGTCGGGGTAGATGTGAAGAGGGTAGTGCCCGGCGTCGTGGAGAATGCAGTCCTCGACAAGCCACCCCGCCGCGTTCTTCACGTAGAAGATGTGGTCGTGAGTATCGCCCGGTTTGCCGACCCGTGTATAGCGGCAGCGGCGGAACTCGGTGCCCGTCGCCCTGTTACTGCCATCGCCGAACGTGTAGCCGATGCTACGTCCTGACTGCGTGCGGTGACTCCCGGCGCAATCCTCGAAGTGCACGTTATGGGCCAGGATCACGCCCGCGTTGTAGAAGCTGACGGTCAGCGCGCGCGTGTCGTGATAGATGCCCTGGAAGATCACGTCTGGCGTGGTCAGCGTGAGCGGCGCCGTCACCCGGACGCCCATGCCCTCGCCGAGGTGCCCGATCGTGCCGCTCACCACCCGGCCGGGCTCCCAGTCGTAGGCGCGCAGCGTGACACCTGCCTTCTGGGGCAGGTTGCCATACGTCCCGGCAGCGAGGCGGATGACGTCACCTCGCACCGCCTGTGAGACGGCACTGGAGATCGTCGATGGCGTCGCGTCGATGATCATCAGGAGGCCCGGTAGAAGCCACCGGTGGCGATCTGCGCGGTGATGTCACTTCCGTCCGGAGTGACGGCGAAATCGTGCTGCGTGAGTGGAATGATGTTCGCGTCGGTTCCTGACCCGGTGTCGTTGTCATACCCGATCACCAGATCCGACCAGTTGTCCCCGGCCGCCACGCCGGTCCAGGTCTGGTCGGGGATGTCGACCTCGACGCGGTCGTTCGTGTCATCGACGGTGACGGTGATGCCGCCGGTGTCGGTCAGCACCTTGCGGCTGTAGCCGGTGTTCGTGACCTCATTGGTGGAGCCGGCGACCACGTCGGCGAAGGTGTCCTTGTCCTTCAGGACCGCGTCGGACTCGATGCCGGAGGCCGCCAGCGCCATGATGACCAGCGCCGAGTCCGCGGGGTCGTTGGCGTTGACGCGCGCGGCCAGGGCCGCAACCCGGCCGAGACCCACGTTGTAGACGAAGTTGGCCACAGATCAGCCCTCCCGCTCGATGTCGTAGAACCAATCGACCCTGGCAGTGGGGTCGGCATCGGTCCCGGCGGGGCCATCGTGATACTTGTCGGGCTGGTGGACAACGCGGTAGCGGTGCTCGCCGTCGAGGAAGCGAAAGATGATCGCCTCGGCGTGACGGAACGTGTGTGTCACCCGGTACGGCGCCTCCGGCGGCCCGCCGGGACGGTGCACGACCTGCTCGCCCTCCAGCTCGACCCAGCCCTCGGCGACGCCCAGGTCGATCGTCGAGGTGGGCACGCGGGCGCGCTCGGGCGGCTCGCCGTCGAAGCGCACACCCGCAAGGGGCCAGGGCTCGTCCTCGTGCCCCTCGGGCTTCAGCACCGTGCGCCGGCGGGCGCCGGTCGCGGGATCGAGGACGACGACCTCCTCGCCGCCAGAGGTGTCCGCGACCCTGCGCAGCCGTAGTCCTTGCATGGGGTCAGCTCTCCTTTCTGGCGCGCTTGCCCCGGCTCGCCCGGACAGGCTTCTCCTGAGCGGCCGCAGTGGTCTCAACCGGCGCGTGAGCCGCCGTGTCCTCCTCTGCGGCCCGCATCTCCAGGAACGCCTCGGCGAGGTGGGCCGGGAGGTCGTACGACCCCCCGGCCTGGAACTCCTCGACGAGGATGCCGTCGCGCGAGCCCTGCTCGGTGCGCAGCATCCGTACGCGCATCGGCTACCCCTAGACGGCCTGGCCGCCGACGTGGCGCCGGTGCCCGCGCTGGACGACCGCGGCGTAGACGCCGCCGGTGGTCGCCCCCGAGACGGTCGAGACCGCCCGGATGTAGCGCTTGGTCCCGATGTAGGCGACCCGCTGGATGGTGTTCGAGGTCAGCGCCGCCAGCGTGCCGATCTGGTCGGCGGCCGCCACGTCGGTGAAGGCGGAGTTGTCGTCCGACTCCTGCACCTTCGGGGTGTGGGTGCCGTCCGTGATGGTGCCGGCGATGAACTCGATCTCTGCCGCCTCGGCGAACTGGAGGTCCACCCCGGTCCCGTTGGCGGTCGCCGTCCGCGCCGCCGGAGCCAGGCTCGTGGCGGGCGACAGCTCGCGGTGCATGTCCGCGCGCATGTGTGCTCCTTCCTCTTCGCGCCCGAGCTAGGCGGCGATGGTCTGGGTCTTGATGGCCTCGGCCAGGATCACCTGGCCGCCGACGCGGCGGCGCCCGATGAAGACCATGAAGCCCTTGCGGGTGTAGGGATCGCGCTGGACCTGCATGGCGATCCGGTCGACGATCAGGTAGCCGCGCCGGAAGTCCCCCAGGGCGATCGCCTTGGCGGACGCCGCGACGGCGGGCATGTCCTTCGCCTCGATGTAGGGTCGGTCGAGGATGGTCGCCGGTCCCACGCCCGCGATCCCGGGCTGCCAGAGGTAGTTCCCCTGGCCGTCCTTGAGGATGCGGATGTCGCGGATGGTCGAGCGGCGCATGACCCACGTGGCGTTGCGCGCGTAGGCGTCCTTGAGGGCGAAGTAGAGCTTGATCAGCCCGTCGCCCGTGACGGCCGAGGCCGCGCCGGAGTTGACCGTCTCGATGTCCGGGTGGACGAGGATGCCCGCGGGCCGGGCGACGCCGTTGCCGGCGATGAACGCCTCGCCCTCGGCGACCCCGAACTGCTCGCCGAACTCCTCGACGATCATCGAGTCGAGATCGAACGCCGAGTCCTCCAGGTTCTGGAGGCTGATGTCGGCCCGGGCGTGCAGCTCGTGGGTCGGGATCTCCTCCTGCCCGTAGGCGGGGTTCTGCGTCTCGTTGCGAGCGTCCGTCTCCCCGATCCACGTCGCCGCGGCGACCTGGGTCCGCTTGGGCATCACCACCGCGCGCGAGTCGGTCTGCATCGTCCTGGCGACCGAACGCAGCGGGGAGAACTCCACGACGCCCTTCAGGACCTCGGCCACGAACTCGTTGGGGGCGAGGAATCCGCCGGTCTGCGGGTCGGCGACGATCATCGCGGCCGTCTCGGGCGGGACCGTGCCGGTCCGCATCCACTCGCGGAACGCTTCCGCCCGCTCCGGGGCGCCTGCGCCGGACGTCGCGCCCGAGTGGACCTGTGCGCGGGCGTACTCGCGCTCCAGCTGGTCGAGGCGGTCCTGGACGCGGTCGATGGCCTCGCGCGTCTCGGCCGCGGCCTGACCTCCCGTCGACTGCTCGGCCGCAGCGCGCTCCAGGAGCGGCCGCAGGGCCGAGTAGGTCTCGGTGGCCAGCTGCTCGATGACGCTCCTCTGCGCGCCCTGCGAGAGCTCCGGTGCGGTGCCCGGAGCGACGTCGTCCTGAGACATGTCGTCTCCTTCCTCCGGCCGCGCCGGGCGGTCCGGGTTGATGTTGCTTGCCACGCTGCGCACACGGGCGCGGCGCTCGGCCGGGAAGGTCACGAGCGAGACCTCCCACAGCTCGGCCTGGCGGACGTAGCGGGTGTCGCCGCGGCGGTCCTGGTCGAGCGTCAGCCACCCGATCGAGATGCCGCTCAGGGCCGCCTGGCCGTTGCGGCCCTGCTGGCGCAGGAGCGGGCGCACGCGGGTGGTGACCAGCGGGTCCTCCATGTTCAGCTGGGCGGTGAACTCCAGCCCCTCATCGGTCTCGGTGACATCCGTGATGGCGCCGATCGGGGTATCCGGATCGTGCTGCCACAGGAACGCGATCGGGTTGCCGAGCGCGAGCCAGTCGGCGAATGCGCCCCGCTCGAAGGAGACCCCGTTCATGTTCCGCGACCCCCAGGCCACGGCCAGCCCCGATACGGTGCCGGCCTCCGCGTCGATCTGGAGCCGCTCGATCGGGATGCTGAGCGCCTCCAACTCGGGCGCGTGCACGGTGGGCATCAGTCCTCCTCGTTTCGGCCGGGGGCGTTCGGGGCACCGCCGACCGGTGTCATCTGGATCTCGTCCCCGCCGTCGACCGGGGGAAGGTTCTCGCGGCGGCGGATCTCGTTGGGTGACTGCCAACCGCCCTGGCGGGCGAGGCGATAGGCGTCGTATCGCGTCTTGAGGTCGGGGCGCACCAGGGCGTCGGGCAGGTGCTCCACGAACAGCCCGGAACGCGGAGGGAAGAGGTCCGGGTCGCGCGAGAGCGCCTGCTCGGTGGCGGCGAACATCGGCCCCAGCGCGTACGTCGCAAGGCGCAGCGCGTCCTGCTCTGTGGTGGCCTCATTGCCCCCGCCCTCGCCGCCGACGAAGCTCACCGGGACGCGGTAGAGCCCGGCGATCTGCTGGAGCGAGAGGCGCTGCGCCTCGACGAACTGCGCATCCGTGAGGCTGATCGGGGGGATGATGGCCAGGTCGCCGCCGCCTCCGATCACCCCGGTGCGGCCGGCCTGCTCGACTCCCGCGTGCGCCTCATCCCAGACGTCGCGGAACTCGCGTGCCTCTTGGGCGGAGAGCCCCTGGGGGAACTTCAGGGCCACGCCGGGACGCGCCTCGTTGCGCAGGTAGCTGCGCTCCCACATCTGGCGCATGAGGGAGTTCGCGAGCGTCATCCGAAGCGCCCGGATCGGCGAGACCCCCTCGATCGCGCCGTTCAGGGCCAGGCCGCGGATGTGGATCATCTCGTCGCGCGTCCAGGTCCGGGGGGACTCTGGATCGGTGCGATCCTCGTAGAGGATGCGGGCGCCCTCACGGCGCGGGCGGACCTTGCGCGGGTCGCGGAGCACCAGCTCGCGCACCTCGCCGCGGTACTTGGCCTTCACCAGGTAGGCGTTGTTCTGAGCGGCCAGCGATGCGCCGATGTCGGCGAGCAGGCCGAACGCGGTGCGCCCGTCACCCGGGTCGAGGTGCAGCAGCCGCCACTGCCAGGTGTCGCGCGCTCGCTCGCGATCATCGGTGCTCGCGCCGCGGTAGACGATCAGGGGCGCCAGCGCGTAGCTCTCGGCGACCAGACGGATGACCGCCAGCCATGCCGGGACGCCGACCGCTCGATCCTCGGCGAGCGCGCCCAACAGCAGCGAGCTGTCAGGCGGAGGACCGGCCCAGGGCCACTCATCGAGGTGCGAGGCGCGCTCAGGGGCGGGAGCCGACGCTCCCACCGCACGGCGAAGGGCGGTCGTGATCACCGACTCCCCCCGTCCAGGCCGAGGCCGCAGAAGGCCGCCACGGCGATGAGCCCGCCCGAGACCATCAGGGCCGCCGGCAGGTGCACGAGCGCCACCCCGTATCCGAGCAGGGCGAGACCCCCGGCGAGTGCCAGGCGGTAGAGATGCAGTCGCACCATCGCTCCCTAGACGATCACGAAGGGCTTGACGGCGGGGCGCCGCGACGCGCGCCAGACGGCCAGCGCCATCGCCGGAACGGCGTCGATCGGCCGTGAGTGCCGGCGCTTGTGGACGATCCACCCGCGCTCGTCCTGGGTCGCCTTACAGGCGGCGATGTGGGCGGCGATCTGCGGGTCGCCGCGGTGGCGGACCCTGCCGTCAGCGACGGCGCGCTCGAAGGCGGCCAGGGCGTCGCGGTAGTGGTTGCTGCCCGGCTGGACGTCGAAGATGGCCGCCTCGGGCAGGCGCGTCTCCAGGATGTCGGCCGAGCGGTCGAGGTAGCGTGGGTCGTAGGCCGCCTCGATCACGCGGTGCGCGCCGAAGCGCTCCACGATGAATTCCTCGACGTGGTCGTAGTCGATCCGGCCGCCCTCGTGCAGGACGTGGTGCGGCGCGTCGCGCCGGACCGAGAAGATCCGCGCGTCCACGTCGATGCGCCCGTCCTCGGCGGGCGAAGCCCAGGCGACCACGGTGGTGTCGTGCGTGCGCGAGCCGTCGAGGCCGAGGTAGACCTCCCGTCCCTCGGCGATGGGGCCGCCGTCGCCGAGAGCGCGCCAGTCATCGACCGCGATGTAGGTGTCGGTCGCGGCCGCCCACACGCAGGCGTGGAGCTGCAGGAACTCGGCGTCGGTGAGCTCGGGGTTCTCGGCCTGGCGGCGCAGGTAGTCCTCGCTGACCCAGCTCGCCGGGTTGGCCGCCTTCACGGCCTCCACGTCGTGCCGGTCGGCGGTCGGGGCCGAGTAGTTGTAGACGAGCGTCCGCGAGGCGAGGTTGCGGCTGATCGTGAGGCCGGGATGGGGCGACTCGGTCTCCCCGGCGGACTCGTTGCCGTCGATGATGCGCCCGAGGATGCCCTCCTCGCGATCGTGCGCCTCTCCGGCCGTCGTGATCGTGAATGTCTGCGCGGCCCGACGGGCACCGCCGCCGGTGGTGAGCGCGGCCCATGCGCGGCGAAGGGACGGCGTCGTCCACTGGGCGAGCTCGTCGCACACGACCAGCGAGGGGTTGTAGCCGTGCAGCCGCTCGGGGCTGGACGACATGCGCAGGATCTTCCCCCCGCCGTCGACACGGGCGATCTCGCCGATGTAGTCGCGGATGTGGACTTGGTCGGCCAGGTGCGGGGAGCGGCGCACGAACGAGGCGACCGAGTCGAACAGGCGCCCGGCCTGACGGTCCGAGGAGGCGGCGAGGAGGATCTCCGGGGCGCCGTCGTCGTGCAGCAGCCGGTAGACCGAGTACGCGGCCAGGAGCGTCGTCTTGCCGTTCTTGCGCGGCAGCACCAGGACGACCGAGCGCCAGACCGAGCGCTCCTCGTCGTCGACGGCCATCGCCTCGCCCATGAACTCGCGCTGGAAGGCCTCGATCCGGAGCGGCTGGCCGGCGAAGTCGTCGACCCACTGCTCGCAGTACGTCTCGGCCCACCAGGCGAAGTGGTCGACGCCGGTGGCCGCGGCGTAGGCGGCGCAGCGCTCGGGAGCGAGCGTCGTCACTTCACCCTCCGCATCCGCGGCGGCGAGGCTGCACGGTCCGGCGCCGACACCGAGGCGACCGGGCGGCCGGGAGCGCGCTTGGTGCGGGCCGAGACGTCCAGGCCGACCGCGGCGGCGTACTTCGCCGCGGCCGCGTCGGCGTCGGCGATCATCTTGACCAGCGGGTGGGGGATCGGCTGGCGCATCGAGCCCTCGGCGAGCGACGGGCGGCCCATCCCGTCCCACTCCTCGCGCAGCTTCGCGGCGAGGGCGACCGCGTCGGCGTAACGGTCGACCGCCTCGGCGTAGGCCTCGCGCTCCAGCTCGTCCGGGACGAGTCGCTCAAGCGCGGCGCGGGCCCGGCGGACGGCGGCGGCACGGGCCTTCGCCTCGGCGCTTTTCGAAACGGCCATCAGCGAGAATCCGTCCGAGGAAGGTTGGCGGGGTGTGGACGGCGTCCGGTCGTCACGCAACCACCCCCCCCCTTGGCCCGACGAAAGCGACGTTCCTTGCCACTTCCCCGCCGTCGGTCACGCTCCCGTGCACAGGAACGGCAGTACCGATGGCCGCGGTACAGGTAGACGTTGTCCTCATCGACCAGAGAGTGACCCCGGCGGCACTCCGTCTTCGAAGCGTTCATAGCCGACGGGCTTTGCCCCCGGATCACGTTCTGGCGGTGGTCGACCTCTTCGAGATGGGCCGGGTTGACGCACCTTCGGTTCCGGCAGAGGTGGTCAATCTCCATCTCGGCTCCGATGGGTCCTCTGGCCCGCTCGAAGCTGAAGCGATGCGCGAGCACGACAACGCCGCGGCCGACGCTGAAGCGGCCATAGCCGTTGCGCATCGTGCATGCGACCCAGACCCAGCAGCCCGTGGATGGAACCTCCACCCACTTTGCATCGAAGCGCTCGTCGACCGTCATCTCGTGCCCTTCCTGCTGTTGCACCGCCGGCATCGCGTCGTGTGATTCATCCGGTCCCAGATCGCCCCGCCCGCCGCGACCGGCACGACGTGGTCGCAGGTGAGCGGGTTGTCGGGGGACCCCGTGTGCCGGCAGTCCGTGCACCACGGCTGACGCGCGATCTGCCGGGCAGAGGCCCGCTTCCAGGCGGCCGTGTTGCGCCACGAGCGACCGGGGTCGCGGTGGCGCGGGGTGCCGGCCGGGACGGGATCTCCGGCTGATGTTAGGCGCATGCGTGGCAACGAGAAGAGCCGCCTCGCGGGCGGCTCGGGAGACGCTGGTCGGGGCTCCGGAGATAGCTCCGCCCCCAAGTGCCCGCCCGGGTGGACGACGCCTTCACCCTCTCGCGTCACCCTTCGGGGGGCGGGAGAACCGTAGCACGGCCGGATGACGGTGGGGAGTCGTGCCCCTGATCGCACCTGCCTCCATGCCGACCACGGGGATTCGGGGCAGCTGCTCGCCCGCGCCGGGGACGTGCAGCGTGATGGTCATCTTCGCGGCTTCGGCGGGCTCGGCCTCCATCAGCGCCCTCGCCACCTGCGCCAGGCGCTCGCGCTCCTCGGCCCTGCGCTGGGAGTCAGTCTTCAGCCGTCTGGGCATGCAGCTCCTCCTCGACCTTGCGGTCCGCTCGGGCCAGCGTGTCGGCCACGGTCCCGCGGCTCACCCGCCGGAAGTACGCGATCGCCCGGTGCGAGATGCCGCGCTCGGCCATGGCCCAGGTCAGGTACTCGGTGTCGGTCAGCACCCGACGGGCGGCGGCGAAGCGGACCGGGTCGCCCTCGATCGCCGGCGTCACTCCACCTCCCCGTACTCCACGCACCACGCCGCCCGGGCCAGGCGGTTGCGCCAGGCGGCGGCGTGGGCCGTGAAGGCGCTCACACCTCACCCGCCAGTCGCGCGCCCTTCGGGAACCGCGTCCCGTCGGGATAGACGACGACGAACCGCAGCGTCCCCGGGGAGTCGTACGGGTCCGGCGCCGCAGCGAGGAAGCGCGTCTCGCGGGCCATCATCTCCTCGGCTCGCGCGCCGCGGTCCGGCAGGCGCCCCCGGATCGACGCGATCTGATCCTCGATCAGCGCCCGCTCGTCGGCGTCTCGGGCGTAGTCGAGCGCCGCGATGGCGTCCCGCAGCGCGCCCTCGTCGACGGTGATGCTCGCCTGGTACTCGCGAGCACCCCCGGCCTCGGCGACCTTCCGCTCGATCCGGCAGCGCTCGATGAGCTGCAGCAGGTCCGCGAGCGGGGGAGGGAACCTCCCCGAGACCTCCCGGATGGCGCGCGTCGTCCCCAGCTCGATGAGCTCGGGGTCCCCGACGTCCATCAGCGCCCGGCCGTACTCGCGCTCCATCTCGGCCGCCCAGCTCCACGCCGGCCAGGCGGCCTTCATCCGGCGGATGCTCTCGACCGCGGCGTCCCGGGGGGTCATCCCCACCCCCGAAATCGAAGTCGCGTGCGTGCGTCGTCTACGACCACGAGACACGCACACACTGGGTTTAGGGGTAGGGGCTGGGGAACGCGGGCGCCCGCGGCCGCGCGTGAGGGCGTGACCGGATTCGTGACGCCTGCGTGACACGAGCGTGACCTGACCGTGACGCCTAGCGTGACGGTTTGCGTGACATCAGCCACCGGCACCTCCCTGCCGTCTCATCCGCTGGCGCTTGCGGTCGTGCCAGCGCCGGCGCTCCTCCGGGTCGCTCGGGGGGTTGAAGTCCGTCCAGTCGTGGATGACCCACCCGTCGCTGTTGACGTCCCAGACCCCCACGGCCACGAAGCGCTCCACCTGGGCCCTCGTGATACCGAGGGTGCGCAGCGTCTGGGGCGGGATGTGGCCGTCGGTGCCGCGCCTGGCGGCCCAGCACATGGCCCGCAGGTGCGCCACCACCTCGGCCGGCCGCAGCGCCTCGATCTTCGGGTGCTCGGCGAATCCGTCGTCGAGCAGGATGTAGGCCATCAGCCACCCCCTTTGGGGTCGCCGGCCAGGTGATGCTCGACCCACTCGGGCCGCTCACGGGCCGGACGCGAGCGCACGAAGGCGGCCCCGTCGTCCGTGTACGGCGTGTCGAATCCCTGGACGATCTCGCCAGCGGCGATGGCCGAGTCGATGAGCCGGGTGGCGATCCCGCGACGCCGGAAGTCGCGCGCTGTCCAGAGGTGGAGCACCCCTCGCTCCTGCGAGCCGTCGAAGAGCTGCCCGAACATCGCGAATGCGACCAGCGCGCCGCCCTCGCGCCAGACCCAGCAGTCGTCACCAACCCCGAGCCACGTCGGGGCCATGTCCCACTCGCACTCCCGGCGGTAGGCGCGCACCGCCCACCCGAGCGGGCAGTCGTCGAGGCACCCCTCTCCGCGAGCGACGAGCTGCGCGCCGTCAGGGCCAGGCCAGGGAGCGCCCGACTGGGCAACCTGCTCGAGGCACCGCTCGTAATCGTCGGGGTCCGCATCCATGACGTAGGGCAGCAGCGCTCTGATGACGTGGTCGCCGCGAGCCGGCTCGCCGCGGAGGTGGCGTTGCAGAGACCTGAGCGACGCTTTGATGACGTGGCAGTCGCGGCAGAGCGGCTGCGTATTCCACTCCTCGTCGGGACCGCCGTCCTCCAGCGCCACGACGTGGTCGATGTCGAATCGCGCCGTGGTCATCTCCTCCGTGACGCCGCACATCGCACAGGTGAGCTGCCCGCCCAGGCGCTGTCGCCAGAGCCGCCTCCAGTCGTCCTGCCGCGGTCGGTTCCTCGGCACTACCGCTCCTCTCCGTCGCCGTTCGCCTCCACGACCATCGTCGCCAGCCGGTCCGCCTCGGCCTCCAGCTCGGCCGCGCACGCCTCCATCTCCGCGATCGCCGACTCGGCCGCCAGCCGGACCAGGCTGTCGCCCATCAGCTCGCGCAGCCGCGCCGCCGCCTCCGCGTGGGCCGCCAGGGAGGCGCTCGGGGTGGTGCGGGGGGTGGTCACGGGGCCTCCCCGAAAATAATTGTCCACGGACCCTTGACACCATGGCCCTGGGGGACGATACTGTCCATACAGCATCGACGACCAAGGAGCCACCGATGACCGCCGCCACCGACACCTACACCGCTCTCTCCACCGAGATCGCCACCGAGCTGGCCTACTCCCTGGGCCTCTGCGAGGACGAGATCGCGCCCGAGCCGATCGCCGAGCGGATCGCCCGCCTGGTCGAGATCGTCGACGAGCACCGCGTCGCCAAGCCCCGGCTCGACGGCGAGTGGCTGGTCTGGGACATCACGGTCTCCGAGCAGACGATGGCCAAGTTCGTCTCCCGCGCGAAGTCGGCCGGCTACCGCTCGCTCTTCTGCCGCGACGGCCGCTTCGGGCTCCACATCGACGCGCTGGGCGAGGTCTGAGCGATGCGGACCGCCTGCAACGGCACCTACGAGCGCCACCCCGACGGGTGGCGCTACGCCTGGGGCGAGCCGGTCCCGGGCGCCGAGGACATGACCATCTCCAGCCTCTACAACCTGCCCGTGGTCGGCCGGTGGGTGCTCGTGCCCCGCAGCCTCGCGGCCAACGAGCCCGAGCTGTCCTGGTGTCTCGACTACCCCGAGCCCGACGAGGGCGAGCGGGAGCGCCTGGCCAGGATGCGCGCCAACGACCCTGCGATCCCAGCGGACACGATGCTCGTGCCGCTGGCCGAGTGGGACCGCCGCGCGTCCGAGCCGATCGGCATGTGGGCGCCCGAGCTCCACCCAGAGCGCCTGCTCGACGTCGCCGCCGTCGCGCGGCTGGCCGGCGTCACCCCGGAGACCGTGCGGACCTACCTCTCGCGCGGCACCATCCCGCGCCCGCAGGGGCACCTGATGGGCTCGCCCTGGTGGACGCGCCCCGTGATCGAGCGGTGGCTGGCCGAGCGTCGCGGCCCGGGGCGGCCGAGGAAGCGATCGTAGCCTCACGCGGCCTCCACCAGCTCGACCATCGCCGCCGAGACCGCGATCGCCAGCGCGTCGGCCGAGTCCTGGGAGTCGACCTCGAACGGCGCCCGGCTGGCGGCCCAGAACATCACTTCCGCCTTGTGCGCGTTCCCCTTGCCGAGCACGTCTTTCTTCCAGGTGCCGGCGTCGCGCATGATCTGCGGCGCGTGCCGCCACCTGGCGCGGCAGGCTTCCTCGACGGCCTCCTGCACCTTCACGATCTCTCGGAACCGGGAGACGTTGTTGACCCAGGGGGGCTGCTCGATCCCGATCCGGCAGACCTCGAAACCGCCCTGGGCGCAGATGCCATCAACGGAGTGCAGGGAGTCGCGGACCTGCTCGAAGCGCCATCCGCAGTCGGGCCGGTCGATGGAGTCGGTGGCCGCCCAGATTGCGCGGTGAGGCGCCTCGAAGGTCACGAGCGCCAGGCCGAGGCGGGTCGGCTGAGGGTCGACGCCGAGGACGACTTGGGTCACCGGCCCTCCGCGACGAGATTGGCGTCGAACCTCGTCAGCCCCTCGCGCATCCGCTCACGCAGGTGCTCGGGTGCGGCCTCGGTCGCACGCACGCACCGGCCGTAGTCGGCACGGTCAGCGGGGTAGCGCACGTCCTCCCACTCGCACAGACCCATCGCCCAGCAGATGAGCGCGTTGGAGGAGAGGCCGGTGTCCCGGCACCCCCAGCCGTCCGGAGACAGGAACCGGGCGGCCAGGTAGTCGCGCTCGGCGCGGATCTGGGCCTCGGTCACGTCGCCCTCCACGCCCAGTGCCCGCTCATGACGACCTGCTCGGCCAGCCCCTGCTCGACCAGGCGGCCGAGGGCTTCCCGGACGGCATGCTCGGGCCCGTAGGCAATGAAGGCGTACAGCCCGCGCCAGCCGTGCAGCCCGCGCGGGCCGTCGATCTCCCGCGCGCGGCGCATGACGGCGAGCAGGCGCTCGTCGAGGGTCGTGCTCACGACCCCTCCGCCCGGCCGTCCAGCAGCTCGCGCACGACCGAGTCGTCGTCGAGCGTGATGGCGTCCAGCTCCAGGTCCGCACCCCGGTCGCCAAGAGCGGCCGTCAGGTGGTCGAGCACGCGCTGCGTGGTCAGCTCGTCCAGGCTGGCGAAGATCACCGGGCCCTCTGAGAGGGAGTGGTCGAGGATGACGTGGACGGCGGCCTCGGTCACCGGCCCTCCCCGCCAGGGTCCACGACGAACACCCGCTCCGCGCCGACGCGGTCGCACAGGCTCTCGATCGCCCGGCGCTCCCAGCCGCCGCGGCCAGACCAGTCAGCGGCCTCAGCCGCGAGGCGCTCAGCGTCGGCCAGCTCGTGGTTCATGGTCGGCCTGCCGAGGAGCCGGTCGATCCGACGCCACACCGGCACCAAGCGCGTGGTGCTCGGCCGGTTCAGCAGCTCGCGGACCTCTTCGGCCCGATGGCGCCCCGTCATCGTCGCGGGGTCGGGCCGGGTCAGGAGGTCGATGACGCACCACGGGCACCCGTCGTCGTCGGTCGTGATCGGGTGCTGGTGGTCCGGGCAGACGAACAGGACCGCCATCAGCCCCTCCCCGCGAAGTGGTCCGACCAGCACCGCTCCCAGCGGGCCGTGTCGTCGGCCGCGGCCTGGAGGACGAGGCGGCGGAGGCTTGTCATCACCGGGTCATCACCGCGTGACGACCAAGGCGGTCCTATCGGGTCAAGATGCCCGTAGCCATGCCGGAGAACCCCATTCCCATGCGGCCCATCGGAGCGGCGTGGGAGTCGAACCGGGGCGTCAACCATGCGGGTTCTCCCCACTTGGCCCGGATTCTGTCATCACCGAGGCATCACGACGTGACGGAAACGACATCAGGCGGAGCCCCAGAGCAGCGACAACTGCCGTGTCCGCCGCGCGATCATCTCCGCGTAGTCGGGGGACAGCTCGATCCCCACGGCCCGCCGGCCGAGGCGACGCGCGACGACCGCGACGGTCCCGCTCCCCATGAAGGGGTCGAGGACGACTCCTGGCCGCCAGGCGCCGTGACCGCAGTCGGTCCAGCCGGTCGTCGTTGTGCGCTTCTCCAGACGGACACCGAACCCCGGAGACTCATGGCGCTGCGCGAGCGAGCGCGGCCCGTTCGTTGAGCGGTTCCCGGGGTTCTCGTATTCGACGTCCACCACCCGCCGCGACGGCTCCCCGCACGTCTCGCAGACCCGCTCCGGGCACCCGGCGGCGATGGCCCGTCGCGCCAACTCCTCGGGGAACGTGGCGAAGTGCGCCTCGGGGAAGGGCTGCGTCGGGATCGTCCAGACCGAGCGGATGTTGCGCCCGCCCCCCGGGGTCCACTGCTCCTCGGCACCCCGGTCGCCGTAGCTCAGGCGGTGCGGCCGGACGAACCCGTTGCCGCTCGACTTCCCGCCGTCGGGCTCCCGTACCGCCTCCGCGTCCCAGTAGTAGCGGGGGGCCTTGGTCAGCAGGAACAGGTACTCGTGCGAGCGCGTCGGCCGGTCGGTGACCGACTCGGGCATCGGGTTCGGCTTCGACCACACCACGTCCGACCGGAGCCACCAGCCGTCCGCCTGGAGCGCGAGGGCGACCCGCCAGGGGATGCCGAGGAGGTCCTTCGGCTTCGTGCCTGGCAGGACATTCCGGGGAGTGCGGTCGCGCGTCGACCACGAGGCGACGTCAACATCGTCACGAGCCCGCGGATTCGCTTCGCCGCGCGCGTGCTTGCGCAGCGTCACGCCCCCTCCCTCGGTGCTGCTCCCGCCGTGGCCTTGCGCATAGGAGTCCCCCAGGTTCAGCCAGACCACCCCGTAGGGCGCGAGCACCTGGCGGACCCCGCGGAACACGTCGACCAGTCGGGCGACGTACTGCTCCGGCGTCGGCTCTAGGCCGATCTGACCCTCGACCCCATAGTCCCGCAGGCCGAAGTAGGGTGGGGAGGTGACGCAGCAGTCAACCGATCCCTCGGGGAGTGCGGCGAGCACCTCGCCGGCGTCGCCGACGTAGAGCGTCAGGTCCGGGTCGGAGAGGTAGGGCGTCACACGCCCCCCCGCTCCACCCGTGACCGGAACGCCTGCTCGATCTCGGACTCCCCGAGCCCGAGGTGCTCGGTCACCTGGCGGCGCGTCAGGTAGAGCGGGATCGGGATGGCCGCGCTCGGCAGGGGCGCCGTCACCGCCCACCCCACACCCA